GCAATGCTTACTGCGCCTAGCTGAGTAACGCCCCCAGGAGGTACCACCTCAACTACTGTTGATGCATTATCAGTAACAGTTAAATTGCCTGATGCATTATTAACGAACAGAAAACTCTGACCTAAGACCAGTGTTGTAGCATCGGGTAGTTGGAATGTATGGGTAGTTGACCCTACTAAAATCTGTGTTCTAGCTGAAGCCGCTGTTAATACGGTTGTACCAGCTGATGCGGTTACTGCGGTTGCATTCGCAGTGAAGTTGTTAAAAACAACGTTGGCATTAGAATCGCGAAGGACTACTGAGTTAGCACCGCTTGAAGCTGTAACGCCTGTACCACCATAAGCCACACCGACTGTTGAGCCGTTCCAAGTACCTGATGCTACTGTGCCTAATGGACTTACATTACCTGATGCATCTAGATTGACTGACTTGCTTGATGGGTAGGTAACAAAGACATTAACCGCACCTGTAAAGGTAACAGCAGAACCTGCATTGCTTGATTGTAAGATGGCTGTACGTGTTAGGGTAGGACCTGTTGTACTATAAGTACCTAGCCCTGTTTCCCAATTGCCTGAAGCATCTGTACCTTCATAGAAGGTAGTATTCCCATTGCCAATGGCAGTGAAATCCTGAAATCCAACAACCGAGCCAGTTAAGGTAAAGCTAACGGTTGTGTTAGCCGTACCTGTCTGCTGAACTCTATCAAGCAATACTAGAGCCATTTAGGATTCCTTAAGATGTAGCAGTTGTGCTGTATGTAACGCTGACTGTATCGCCTGCTGTTGTAACCTTAGCTGTAGCAAATGCACCTGCGCTGTATAAAGTACCTGATGTATTGTTCTGTGTACTTACTGCGCCTGAGCCTGTCACCAAGAAACAACCACCCACTGTACCGCCTGCACCTGTAATAGTGTATGTAATCGCTGTAGCTGCTGATGTTGTTACGTTTGACGGTGTTGTGCCTGTTGAGCTTGATGCTGCAAACACTGCTGTGCCACGAACTGCTGAACCACCAACTGTGTAATTGATAAACTCTGTCCAACCTGAGTGTGATGTCATTGTGTCAGATGCAGCGAACGTTGGGCTTGCACCGTCAATCAAACCTAAGAATGGGCCTACTGTTGTGTATGTGCCTGATGTGCGTAGTAATGTGTCAAGTAATAGTTGTTTACCTACAGCATTGACCAAGTTAGGAAATGATTCTTCCCACTTCAAGTTACCAGCTGCGTCACGGCATTCAACCTTATACACACCTTCAATACCTACTGTTTCGTTATCGGCTACGTTTGAAGCCATTGTAGCTACAGCGTAATCGCCAAAACCTTGTGATTCTTTTAACATTTTAAAACTCCTAGCTTATGCGAATAATCGCGTTGTTTGCGTCGTTTGTAGGGAAGGTCACAGTAAACGTATTTGTAGCTGTTTTATCTTCACCAAAATTTAGTACTGCAACTGCTGCATTTGTTGATGCATTATATATCAAAGCACCCCTAGTTGTGAAACTAGCAGGGTTCCAAGTAGTATTTGCAAAAGTAACCACAGCTGTAGAACCACTTAATACCGGAGATACTTTAGTTAATGTATTGCCACCCGCTGTATAGCCTGTACCTGTTATTTCATTCGTTGTTGTATATACAGTGGTATCGGCAGTTAAGTCAGCGGCTTCGGTATATAGCGCGATCTTGTACACAAACGCAGAACCTACATCAAAGTCTTCTAATCCCTTGAGTACATTAAGCTTAAAGATGTTACATAAGTTTTGCGTTATCATACTGTATACCTGTTAGACTTTTTAACATTATCAGCGGCTAAAATAACTTGTAAATTAGCCATTGTGTGTAATCCTGATACTAAACGGCCTCGCAACGGAATTATATGATCCACATGCCACTTTAATCCAGTCAATTTTGTTCTTTTTACTGCTAAATCATAAACTTCTTTTATTAACCATAACTCTTCAGAATCAACCCATTTTGGAGTTGCATTTGTTTTTCTAGCGTATCTATTAGCTGTTCTTTGGTTTACGCTTGCCTTATTGTTTTTTACCCATTTTTTACATACTTTATTATGTTTATCTCTATTATGTTGTACCCAGTTAGTCACTTTTTCTATTATTCTAGACTTATTCAAGGCATAATATTGTTTTACTATCTTAGCAATGCAGTCTTTACAACGGCTTCGCATTCCATCTGCATGAGTTTTATCTTTATGAAAGTACTCATAGTCTTTAAGTACTCCACACTTAGTGCATTGTTTCATCGTACAGGTACTCTAACCTGTCCAGACCTGTAAGCATCTTGCCTATCTTTACCATCACCCAATTGTTTGAGTAGGAACATAGCGTCATCATAACGTTTTTGGTATCCAGCAAGGACATCTGCCTCACCTTTCATGTACGTGTACGCCTCCAATAATGATCCATACAATAAAGCAGAATCAAAATTGTCCCCAAGCCACGTAGTTCCAGCAGTAACAATAGTCTCTGGGTAGTAGAAATAATGTAACTCTACATTATAGTTAGCGTCGGGTGTCGGTCCAAGAATAAACGTATTCTGATCGAAAAGGGCATAGTATTCAGGCACCGATGTATCAGTTGGTTGTGGATATGAAGCACGAATAAAGTTCACATCTTTATTTAATAGATATTGGTAGTTACCTGATGCGTCAATTACAGCTAAAGAAAACGTAGCTAACCAGTCAGTTGGGCAAGTTAAATATTTATTATTAACTGTTAATGTGCCTGTTACGTTTTTACGAATAGCCGGAAACTGCACACTGTTATAAATGCGCTGTTCCGCTTGTTCAATAAACGTATTAATATCCGCCGTTTGGAATTGGTTTTCCGTGTACGACTCTATTTCATCAACTAACTGGGTGTAGTTCATTGACCTACCTTATGCCATTGGGCCACGTGATGTAAAACCTTTTGTAGCAGCGCCTTTACCACGTTGGGCTACGCCATCTGATTTAACTGCATTACGTGCGGGATTACCACCACTTACACGACGAGCAGGCATCCCTGGAGTTGATTCCATTGCACTCATTGTGTTTGGGTCTGTTTGGTAGCTAATATCCGCGTTTGGAATTACTACTGGTTGTTTATATTCAGCCATGATTAACCTTTCTGATTAGCAGCACGTGCCAAGTTACGGCCCATTTTTTTCATGTCAATAGACTTAACTGTCTTAGCTTTATTGCCTTTAGCAACGCCGCCATCAACGCTCAACTTAGCACCATCGATACCTAGTTGTTTACCTTTAGTTTTGCCTTTTGAGTTAATACCTTGTGCACCTGATTTGAAAGCCATTTTACTTCTCCTATGTGGTTGTTACGGTCACTGATCCTACTGCGGACACGGCAACCAATTGGTTTACTTCTAAATTAAAAGGATCGTTTAACCCTACTGGATTCCAGCTCCACTGGATAATACGACTACCCTGTAACGGCACACCTGTAGCATCTGGGCTTGGCCCTGTTGTCTCTGTTAATTGTAACCCATCTAAGCCTGATTGGTAATAACTGGTATCTGGCCTTGGGTCACGTACTGCCTGCGGATCATTAACTGGATACATACCTAATTGCAACTGCGGCTGATCAAATTCCCAACAGTCTTGACATACTAAAATATTAACATTTTTAGTTTTAATAACCAATCGTTTAAGCTGAGATAACTTATATCTAAAACTACAACGATCGCATTGTGCAATTGCAAACTTACCTGAACTATATTTACTCGGCATATTTATTCTTCTTTCGAATATTATCAATGCCTGGAATCACTTGTAAATTAGCCATTACATGTAGTCCCGAAACTGTTTTTCCTTGTAGTGGTATTATATGATCAACATGCCACGCAAAGCCAGTCATTTCAGTTCTTTTTGTTGCTAAATCATATACTTCTTTTATTAACCCCAACTCTTCAGAGTCAATCCATTTAGGTGTTCTTTGTTTAATATATTGTTTTCTAGCTGATACTAAAGCATTAATTTTACCCTTATTAGCTTGCCTATATATTCGTTTTTGCGCTAGTATATGTTCTTTGTTTCGTTGGTATGAAGCTTGTTTTTTTAGTTTATGTATTTCAGGAAATGAAACTCTTTTTTCATTTATATAATTACGTTGGCATTCAGAACATACCCTATCTTTAACTCTGCGAATAGCCACATGCCCGTGTTTACAAGGCCGGCCTGTAATGTAATGGGTTAATCCTAAAGCTTTTGCTTCTTTACGTTCCACAATATTACCTAATAAACTGCATGCGTGGTGCTAAACGAATAGCTGCTTTCTCACGATCTTCATCAGCTGCTTGTTGGTATGTCTCTTCATATATTGCTTTAAGCATCTCAATACGTGGGAACGCTTCTGGAATCTTTAAGCTCAAGTGATATGCTAACCCTGCAACCATTGCTGGTAAAAACCGGAACGGAATATCTTGCATGTGTGAACCGCCCTCACCCGCATCTTGGATTCGGCGTAGACGATAGTAGAATAATGAATAGTAGTTACTTTGTTCTGGCGCAGGCCACACATTTACTGTTGGGTTCTTAACACCTGTGGGGTATGACGCACCTGATTGGCGGTTAATCCACACTTGAATAGGGCGCCCCTGAGCGTTTTTATTTGGGATTGTAATGTATGTAGACTCACTAATACGTGTGATGTTGATGTCTTGTTGGTTCTGGCCTGTGCCTGTACGTACAACATGATCAAGCAAGTCAATCGTATCTACTGGCAAGTCATATGTAATCTGGCCTTGTACTAATGGGATTGTGCCTTGCTCAATTGTCCACAAGTTGATGCCGCGGTTAGCCCACTCAATAGTAAGTAAGTTCAGTGAACGACGAGCAGTTTTAAGGTCGTAGCCAGTACGCAGCTCAGACCCGCACCTCTCAAATGCCTCTTCTACTAGATTGTTTAAGTCTAGATTAAAGGTGCTTGTGCCTGATACTGTTGTTGTAATTGCCATTTGTTACCACATCCAAATAATTTGAATAATACCTAAGTTTAAGATGATATACTCATCACCGTCTAGTTCTTCGTACTCAAGCCCCGCCATAAAACCTTTAATCCAGTTAATGCTGTGGAGCTCAATCATTTTATTTAACCTTTCTATAAGGCTTAACTTTACTTTTAATCTTGGCTGGCTGTGCTACAAACTGTTTGCCTGCTGCTTTACCTGCACGTTTAGCTTTTGTAGTAGCCGCGTATTCTGCAGGAGATAATGCTTTAATTGCTTTTTCAGGTAGGTACCGTTCACCTGTTTCTGATGACTTTTTACCTGACTTGGTAGTCCACTTTTGGTCGCCCCAAGCTTTTAGAGACTTCTGGCTTTTGGCTAGACCGCTCATTTATACCCACCACCTGCAGCTTTATAACGTTTAGCAACTAACTGGGCCTTACGAGCTGACCACTGACCTGCACCTGTACCCTGCGTTGCTTCTGATTTTACAGCAGATACAATACGTTTTCTTAGTTCAGGTTTTGTGTAATTACCAGCGGCATTAACATTACCGCCTTCTTTAAGCTGTTTTACAGGTCCACCTTTTACATACTCTTTCACAAACTGAGGCTTATCCTTACGCACAATAGTCTTGCCTTTAGCCCCTGGCATTTTGTCTTTGGCTATACAGCCCATTCCGCGTGAAGGTCTCATGATTACACCATTCTTCCTTTAGTCTTACCGCGTACTTCGCAGCCACCGCCACGAGCCATACATTTAACCTTGCCACCTTTTTTAAATGGACGTGGTTTAAGTGGTTTACCATCTGGGCCTGTTGGAGGGCCGTCATCTTCCGCTTCAGGTGGAAGTTTTTTTCTTTTCTTTTCTAGCATTTCATCCATGATTAACAAACCTTCCCTTTAGTTTTGCCGCGTACTTCAATGCCGCCGCCTTTAGCCATTTTCTTAGCTGCACCACCACTACACATACCGCCTTTTTTAAGTTTGGTAAGGTCAGATTTCTTGCCACCGTGTAACTGTTTCTCGTGCATGCCAACAGCTTTTTTAGCCATTGCTTTATCTTGTTTGATGTCGGCTTTCATTATTTAGCTTCCTTTTTCTCTTTTTTAACTGGAGCTACTGGAGCTACTGGTTTTTCTTGCTTAGCTGGCTTTTCACCCCAGCCATTTTCATTAATAATCATATCTGTTCCTTATCCAAATAGTTTATGTGCATATTGAGTAACTACTGCGCCAAGAGCACCGCCTGCGCCACCGACCATCATTAAAACTCTCCAACCACCACGCGCTTCTGAAAGCGTTGAGTTGATTGCATTTAGTGTTGATTTAATTGACTCCATCTCAGTGATAAGTCTATCCATATCAGCTTGTAGATGTTTAATCTCGGTCTCATGCACCGCTAGTTCTCTTTCGACGCTCATTTAGCATTTCCACCTTTTCAATGAGGCTGCCTTCCGAGTAGGCTTGCCGTTTTCATCTTTCATAGGGCCTGGCATACCTGACATACGAGCACAGAACGACTTCTTACGTGGTCCGCCCTCTGGTTGTGGTGCCTTTAAGTTAGACCCTGTCGCTTTGTTGTATTTAGCACGGCCTTTAGCTGTGAGACCTGCACCTTTAGATACAGGGAGCTTCTCACCACGACCTACTGCTAGTGATGGGTTCTTTTTAGCCATAGTAGACAGTCAAATGAGCGTTAGCTGGTAATGATACATAAATACCATTGTCAAATTTAATCCCTTCACCAGGAATAGCTAATGAATCAAGTGCTTGATTTGTAGAGATGTTAAGTATTAGACGTTTTGTGCCGCTAGCAGCACTGGCGTTATCATAAAACTCAATTTCTCCAGCTGTACCGCCAGGGGATACAGAGTACCCTTTTACGCGAGTTGGGCCAGCATAAATAATACCACTAGCATCAAGATGGGCGGATTTTACATCGGTTTGCATTGCCATAATTAATCTCCTTGTTTTAAGAAGGGGCCGAAGCCCCTCAGATTAATTAAGCAACTAAGTTGTTAGCTTGAACGTAACGAACTGTTAAGTAGCCTGCGCCAGCACCAGTGTTTGTTGATGTTACTACGATCTTAACGTCTGTAGCACCTACGTCAACAAATGCCAATGTACGAGTAGCGTCTGTACCTGGAGTAACTGAAACAATACCGACTGTACCACCAGCAACTGCATTAGCAGCTGTGTAAGCAGTGGCCAAAGCTGTGTTACCTAGACCTAGTGTTGAAGCAACGCCGTCCCAAGCTGTAGTTACGTAAAGTGTCATCTCTACGATTTGGCTGTTTGCTGGGATTACGATTGTTGTTGTGCTTGAAGCTTGTGTGATTGCTTGTGATTGAGCCATTACAACTTGACCAACGTTAGCAATGTTTGTGCCTACAGTTGTACCTGTTGTATTGAAAATGTTACCTGCGCGAATTGGACCGCTGAATGTAGTTCTAGCCATGATATGTTCCTTGTGTTATAGCACGTTGCACCGGTCAGCCTCTATAACGTCTGCTAGGGCAGTCTGAGTCGGTAAAAGTTTGTTCCTAGATGGGTTCTTTATACACAAGTATTTTACGGCTGTCAATAGGGTGGGCGTAGATTTGGTAGTTATTACATGTAACGCAGAAAGCCGAAAAACTCGTTACTTACTACATCCTCTAATATCGGCTTAATCGCCCGTTGTCAATATATCACTTTTTTGCGTTTAATTATTTGTTGTTTACGTACATAGTAACTTCAAAGCCAAAACGCATTTCAGTAGCAGCTGGTTTAGTCCACATAATGTTTCTCCAAATTTACAAAATGTACGGGATGTACACTATGGGGATCACTTTACGCTTTGTATGTACATTGTACATACGTAAAATCATTAAAAAGAAAAACCCCACCGAAGTGGGGTTTAGTATCACCGGGTTTCCCCTGTAGTAATGCTGGATTAAGCGCCAGCTGAGCCGTACATACCTAGCGGATCTGACCAACCGAAGCTGTAACGTTCACGTGCTTTATAACGAACGTTGCCTGTGTCGAAGTCCCCATCCATTGATGTTGCCAATGGAGTACGAACAAAGTGTTTCATACCGTTAGGTACGTCTGTAGTCAAGAACCAAGCATTTGTGTCGGTCAAGAAGTGGTTAATTGCGTAACCTTCTGGGATTGAACCGTTGTTTTTCAATGCGTTGATGTCGTTGTCTGCAGTACCAACACGTAATTCAGTTTCCAACAAGCGTGTTGCAACGAATTGCAATGCTGGTGGAACGATCAATTTACGTGGTTTAGCAGCGATCAATAGGCCACGTTCGTCAGTCCAAGCTGCGATTTGAATAACTGCATTTTCCAATGAAGTTTCGTTCAAGTCTGCTGGAGTTGTCGGAATGTTGCTGTTTGTGCCGCCAGTAACAAGTGGGTGAGAAGCTGAGAACAATGGCACACCGTCACCACCGTTGTATGAACCAGAGGTGTTGAAACCGTTGTTCAATACGTTAGCTGCTTTAACTTGTTTTGTGTACGCCATACCGCGAGCTAGTGCTTTAGTATAACGAGCTGACAATGTGTCATACAAGTTATCTTCTACAGCTTCTTCAGTTAAGCTGAAGCCAAGAGCAATAGTTTCGTGTGTGTAGCGAGCTGTCCAAGCTTCTTGAGCGTTGTCATAAGCGATGGCGTTGCCTTCGTTTTTAACTGGCGCTGCTGAGAAGCCAGACAATTTTGTTTCTTCTTCGAAAGAACGTTCTGAGCTCTCTGTTTCGTAGATCTCTTGATGTTCTTCACCATAACGTTTGTACTCCAAACCGAACAAGGCGTTTAGACCTGGTAATAGTTCCTTGAGTAACTGTGCGCGTGAAATAGCCATTATTTATTCTCCTTAATCGCCAACGCCGGTACCATTGTAATACGTATGGATACCAAAGTTAAATTTAACGATACAATCTGTGAATGCATCACCAACAGTAGAGAATGGACCGTTTACAAAATCCACTAAGCGTAATGCTACAGTGTTTGTTGTAGCACGAGTAGCCACGTCTAATGAAATTTTAGAATCACCAGTAGTTGTAGAACCTGCTGTTTGATTCACGCCAAAGTTAGAACCTAGCATTGTTTGAGTCACAGCATCATCTGCTTGGATTTGGAACAATGTGTCTGGATCATCACATACATAAGCTGTAGCGTTTGAAGCAACAGTACCGGTTGGCCAGTATTGTGACTGCAAGAAATAGCCTAGTGATGGGCTTGTGTATGAACAACCTAAGAACACACCCACTGTACCAGCTGGGAATGGATCTGCGTTTGTACCTACGTTTGTTACTTTAACGATCGTGCCGTCTACACCAATTGCAACAACGTCACCAAAGAAAATGTTAGCAGCATAACCACTAGCAATTTTGATTTGACGTGTTGAGCCAGCGAATTGCTGACCACCAACTAGGTTGATAGGACGAAGACCGTATGGGGCTGCTGTAGTAGCCATATTAAATCTCCTTTAATTATTTACCTTTACCGAACGATGTTTTTGTAGACTTTTGACTAAACAAAGGCATACGTGCATCGTTCTCTTTCATGAAGCTATTGTCCACCGAATCAGTCTGAGACTGAGTTTGCTTATTAAAATAAGCAGTACGTTGTTCAATAAACTCCTCCGGGGTCTTGCATAGAATGAGACCGCCTACTTCAACTGAATCTTTGATTCGAGTGTTTTGTTGGTCTACAAACAATTGTAGTTCAGGGTGCTCTGACAATTTGACAGGTTCCCATCCCTCACGCATTTTTGAAGAAACGTTAGTGGCGTCAGCTTGACCCATCATACTTGTACGAACCCAACGATACGACCAACCTGGTTCTTTCTTAATCTCAGGAAGTGCTGAAGCTGGTGCCCATTGTTCTGGACGTTGGTAAGCTTCACGTACGTCTAATTCACGAGTAGTTCTTGTATCAACTGTAGTCATTATCTATTCTCCAATTTAATCATTTCTTTTGCATATTGTTCCGGTGATACACCTAATTTCTTGGCAATTGTTTGTGCCGATTTAGATATATGTACTTTTTTAGGCGCGGTACTACGCGTAGCGGAAGCAACTACAGTAGAAGGTTTCGTGCGTTGGGCGGGTTTTGCCTCGTCCAGCGTAGCATCCCCGAAATATTCGGGAAATCGTTTGCGCATCGTATCATCAATACGACGGTAGTAATCATCAGAGGTAGGGCTAACGCCGCTTCTAACTAGCTTTTCATGCAACCCCAAAGCTAAACTAGTCATTTCCTCATCTTGTCCAAACCATTCGTTTTTCTCCTGCCATGCAGAAGCTTTTGAATCTGGCTTGAAAGTCTGGGGTCGTTCAGATTGTATATTTACACGAGTTTCTTCCTCTTGTAAAGCTTTTTCATATTGAGGACGGTAATTATCGATTTGTAGCAGTTTCATCTGTGCAGAATTGAGGCGTTGTTGTGCTTCAATAATCTTTTCAGTGTCACCAGAATCGTACGCTTCACCATATTCTCGTTTAGCTAAACTCATCTCATGGACAGCAGCTTGTTTTGCTACTTCCATATAAGACTGTTCACCTGTATTCAAAGAAGACTTTAGACGCTTGTTTTCTTCTTGAATCGCTTGGGCATAACGAAGGGCTTCTTCGCGTTCACGTGCTGCTGCTTCTTTTTCTCGACGCTCATCATGATAAACTTTGCGAAGCTGAGCCATACGCTCTTTAACTCGCTCAGAATAATCGGTTAGATCATCCTTTTCTAATTCTTCCACCAATTCTTTAGGTAGTGGTTCACGACCACGATCTTGTGCTGGTGTGTCATCTACGATTTCTATGTCAACTTCGTCAACTGGGTCTTCCAGTTCGATGTCAACTTGTTCTTCTTTACCTACTACATTGACTTCCTTTTCATCTGGAAATTCAAATTCTTCGTCAAACTCTGGTTTTGTAGCCATTTGTTACTCCTTAAGCGCGAGTGTAACCGCGTGGGTCTTGAACTACACCCTCGACAGTATCATCGTTAATGATGCGGAATTCTCTTCCGTGAATTTTGAAACGAGTACCTGCATACGCACGGGTAAGGACAAAATCACCTTCTTTACACCATGGGCCTGTAGGGAACTTAGCTTCTTCTTTGTAGCAAAGGTCGCCCATTTTCAGAACAAACAATACTACAGTGCCATTTTCTTCAAGGCGCTTAGTTTCTGACGCTTTAGCTAACTTGAGCCCGCTTGAAAGCTCATGTTCATCTGCTGCATCAGGCACGGCACATAGAATCCGATAGCCTTTTGGATCAGGTAATTGCAACGCTTTTTCGGCATCGCCGAATTCACGAGCATCTGCTACCATCTCCGATAGGTCCATTGCCTGACCTATGTTAATGATGTTACTCATCAAAGTTCTCCATTTTTTTTGCGAGGTCTGAAATTAAAGACTGTGCGGTAAGTAGACCCCGAACCATACCGACAGCTTGTTGATAGGCACCGAAGTCCTTGGCGGAACCGTCACCAAGGCTTTCGATAATTGAAATGCGCTGCTCTTCAAGTTGTGATATTAGAAGCTCTAGCGTTGAATCCATTATTCAGTTTCTCCTGTAGGTTGTTCTTTACGATTAGGCTTTTGAGATTGTCTGGTTGCTTGCATCTCACGATTACGCTCATCGCTTACCGCTTTCATCCCTAGTTTAGCGCCTTCTGCTAGCTGTTTAGCCTGTAAGGCTTCTTTGCTTTCTGCGGCTTTAGCACCAATCTGAGCACCGGCAATACGTTCAGCTGATTCGATACGCATCTGTTCAAGCTGTAAACGAACTTGATCAGCAGCAATATCAGCTTTTGTTTTCTCATCTTTAATCTGTAATTCTTGAGCCTTCAACTGAAGTTCTTGTTGTTGCATTTGAACTAGCGGATCTTGAGCTTGTTGCTGAGCTTGCTGTTGTTGCGCTTCATTTTGATGCTTAGCTAATAGCTGTTGTGCAGCTTGAGCTGTTAAACGAGACACTTCAACTTCAATCTCTTTAGGGATTTTTTCATCTTCTGCTGGAAGATCAACACCTAATTGCTCTTCGATTTGTTTGCGATACGCAAAAGCCACGTGTTCATTGATGTGCGCCATTGCTGCAGCTTGGATAGCCTGAGCATTTGGGTTCTGACCAACTAACTGCATAATCTTAGGGTCTTGCATTGCTGCTTGGTGTACTTGAATATGCGCTTCATGGTCTTGATACAAGAACGCTTTAACTGGTTTCATGTTAATAATAGCCATGTTTTCAGTTACTGGGTCTTTTGGAATCTCATCTTCAGCACCTGGAATCAGCTTACCAATGTTTTTAATGCCTAATACTTCAAGCATTTGTTTATTGAGCTCAACCATGTCATAGATTTGTGGACTTTGCTGTGCCATCTGCATAACAGCCTGGTACTGAACCACTTTCTGAGCCATTGTAGCCGCGTTTGGATCAGCGACAGGGATAACCTCAACCATGTCATAATCGGCTTGTTTAGCGCGTCTGTCGCCTACTTCTGGGTCATAGCTATACTCTTCTGGCGTATAGTCACGAATAATTCCAGCTAATAGTTTAAATTCTTGACGCATTGCGTAGTAGATACGAGCTTGAACAGCTGAAGATACCTTCAATGTACGCTCTAACAAGGCCAATGTAGTGCCTACAGGAGCTTGTGATGACATATCAGATACTTTCATATCTGCTGCATTAGCAAACGCTCTTGCTTCTTCAATCACTTGATTCATCAAGCTTTGTAGTACTTGGCTTGGCTCTTTGTATGGCAACGGTAAGATATTGTCACGGATAGTACCGCTTGGAACGTCTACATCACGGAACTCTGCTGGAGCGATAGGGGTATCGTCACCTTTGATACGCAAGCCGCGAGATTTAAAGCCACCAGGAAGGTTAGCTAGTGTACCTGCGTCAATCAATTGACGTAGCAACATGGTGCCTGATTTAGCTGAAGCGCCAATTAAGTGAATTAAACCAAAGTGATAGAAGCCAAACCCTGGAATATAGCCATAATGTACAAAGTGTTGACGTTTTTGTTTTGTATCATCGTCTGGATTCCAGTTACGACGGATAGCTAATATCGTACCGGTACCACGATCTAAAGTTACTACATATGGTAAAGCGATGCCTGTAGGCTCGCCATCTTCATCTACATCCTCATAACCTGGTAAATCTAGGTCTACATGCATCTCAAGGATTTTGTAGCGATCATCCATTGTTGCGTTGAAGCCCATCTTTTCAGCAATCTTCTTCTCTACTTCTTCGATTGTGTGTGATGGTTCGCCTAAGTCAACATCGCGATAAAATCCAGCAACCTGGAGTTTACGCAGTTCGTTCTCTGTCTTACGCATGACGTGCGTTACACGTGGTGCTGTTTCTAGGCTTGATGCACCATAAGGCACAACAATGTCTTCTGCTGGAACATATACTGATACTTGACGTTCAAGGCTTGGATCGTAGTACACCTTTTTAAATGAGTTACCTGATAAGCCTAGGCCCCATAACATGCGTTCATGTTCAGGACGATACTCAGGCATCTCTTGAGTCAACTGATAGTTCATGTCGTCTTTAACACGTTCAGCTGCGTCTTCTTTTTCTTTTGTTAGCTTACCTACGATCTGTGTCTTAACCGGACCAGCTGCAGGGAATGTCTCAGACATTGTTTCTGCTTGGAACTTAACAAGTGCTTCAGATAGTAGCGGATGGAATACTGAACAAGCGCCAGGCCAAGGCTCCGTGCGGTCTTCAAGCTTCATACCTAATAAGTCAATACCATCAACATAGGTATCTAGCCATTCTTTACGTGAATCAACATCAGATGCGTAGTCACCGAGTAAATCACCAGACAGTTCTTCTAGCTCACCTGAGTCCATATCTTCAGCTAAGTTGGCATTGAACTCATCGTCATACTCTTTGCCAGGCTCAATCTCGATTTCTAAACCGTCCATACTAATGTTGACTGATTCTGGATCTTCAATCTCAATCTCAATATCTGGTTCAGGCATTTGATTAGCCAGTTCTTCTATACCTTGTGGGGCGGCATATAGCCCTTTATCCATATTTGTTGCCATTTTTTATCCTTTAAATTGCATATAGTGCTTTACCTTTAGAGCTTCTGAAACCTGGTGTCTCATCTATCTCGTCAATCGGTAGCTTAATAAACCCACCCTGACGGAAGCGCATCAAGGCCATTGTTGTAGAGTCAACCAAGTCATCGTTAGCGCCTGAAGGGAAGTCGTTACATTCCTCAATGACCTCCATAGCCCAACGTTTGTCTGGTGCCCACACGATCCCACTTCTAAACAAATCTGATACGGCATTGACTCGGGCAACTTTGTCTTGCCCTTTGCCCGGTGTGAACTCTCCAACAGGAATGCCCATTCGTCTGAACTCTTGATAGAGCGCAGCGCCGTTTGATTTCTTTTCTACTATAAATGCATCTGGTTCCCAGTCCTTATATTCTCGTAGGCAGAGATCTTTAAGTTCTGGAAACTCCAAACGTTCTTTGATACTGTTTAGCAGTATTATATTGTAATTATCAGTCTCTTCGTTAAAAAACACACCCCACACTGTCAGCGCGTTATAGTCGGCCCGTGTATTCTTTTCCTGAGCCGCGTCAAGAGACATGATGGTGAACTCACACTGCGGTGGACGTTCTTTGTCCCATATCTGCCACCACTCTCGTTTGATTAACGCACCCTCTTCGGATGTCGGGTTCTGCAAATACTGTGCGTTCCAATACCGTACATCTAAGGCTGCACGTTTGGCTTTTAATTCTTCAAGCGGCCAGAACTCAGGCCATAGTGGTTTCTCGTTACCGTCTTTATCTTCGATGATGGCTGGGAACTCTACCACCTCCCAATCATCTACGCCGTCTTGCTTGACCATCTGGTTAACAATCTCACCGGTCAAGTCTAGTTTAGACCAACGCGTCATCACTACGATGATAGCACCGCCCGGCATAAGTCGTTGTATAGGACCAGACTGGAACCACTCCCAAGCAGGCTTAAAGACATCCGCTCTCCCCAACTTAGCGTCCTGCTCTGAGTGAGGATCATCAATGATAAAAAGATCGGCGCCTCGACCAGCAAGGGCGCCCCCAACACCAATAGCAAAATATTCTCCATTATAGTTGGTACCCCATCTAGACGCAGACTTACTGTCGGCCTGTAGTTCTACTTCCGGAAAAATGTCTCGATACGCTTCAGAACCCACCAAGTTACGAACACGACGGCCAAAGTTAACTGCCAAATCAGCTGTGTGAGATGCCATGATAATTTTTTTATGTGGGTATTTGCCAAGGAACCATGCAGGCGCAAGATATGAAATAAGCTCACTCTTTCCGTGGCGAGGCGCAATGTTGACAATAACTCGTTTCTTTTTGCCATTCGCAATGTCTTCAAAGATTTGGGCCAGTCGTTTATGGTGTTCTCCTACCTTGTAGCCAGGGTATACGTGATTGATAAATTCTAAGAATGTGTTCTGCCTAGCCTGTAAAGACTGCATACCCTCTAGCTGATCAAGCATCGCTAGGAGTTCTTGTTGCTCGTGTAGGGGTAATGTATTGATGTGCGCCAACGCTTTTTGCACTTGTTCAGGTTTCAACCCTTTAATCTCAGCCATGTGTGCGCTCTACTTCAAATCTTCAGGGGTTAAACTGGTAATCTCAGCATCAATGATGTTCGATTCATCTACAACGGTAGCATTGTTCCCTAATAGCTTGAATAATTTAGACCTAATGGACGCTTCTAGGTCTTCTTGGGTCACATTCTTGACCACAATCTCTGTTTTCTCGCTAAATAGACCAACATCCGAGATCTTCCCTAGCAATTCTAGTGCACGAAGTCTATGCCGTGGGTCTGTGAGGTTAGTATCCTCGATTAATTTGTTAGTAACGTAGCGTCTAAGCTGGATGGCATCCTGCACAACCTGGTGATCATAGTCTGACAGCATCATATAGAGGTGCTGGACAGTCGCTGGGGTGTTTAAATACTTGTTAACCGCCTTAGGTTCGGGGTTTTTTTGCTCAGGATCAGTGAAAGCCTTAAATACTTCCTCTGCTTCCTTCTTTTCTTTCGTGGATACGGGTATTTCTGCCCCGGCTTCTAGGAGCATCTTGGCAGTCGCAGCTGCAACCTTAACCCTTTCGGCAAAAGTTGTAGGCTCTTGTGAGTCAAAGTCGTCTGGCAACGGCTTTGTTGGATCTGGTATTACCTTTATGGACATTTCTGTCACCTTTTTTGCGCAATCTGATTTGCGATAGGCGCAATATAACAAAGTTCACGAAGTAAAACAAGTGTTTATGTTCACGAAGTTAACAAAGTTTGCGGGATACGCATATTCTGCATCGTGAACTTCGTTAAACTTGACAATGATTTCAACAATTTTTTATATATTTTTGTCGCGAAGGGCGAATCTATTGGTGACGGGGGGGGTTGCGCCAAACGCAATTTAAAAATATTGCCAGATTATTTACGCGAGTCTTAGTGTAGTAGAAAGTATAGGAGTCCCTTATTTT